GGTGAACAACTCATACTGATCCTTACGACTTTATTCATTCCTTCTGGGTTGGTTGTGCTTTGCGAACTTCCGAGCAAACCAGTGATTGCAGCAAATGTGCCTGCAGTCAATGAGCTAGCTGCGAGAGTATACGTACGAGTTTGTAGTCCTGACATGTGTTTTTATCTCCTTATATTCGGAAGTAGTGACGGGTTGACCCGATCTTGGTTCCAGGTAAGGCCTTCCGTGCCCATGCCCCGATTGCTGCAATACCTACGGCCTGGATTAACGCTGTTCGTCCCGTTGTGGTCTTGACTAATTTCTGTGCGTTGTTTCCTAATTCAGTAACTGCCGAGCTAAGGTTGCCTGCCATTACTTCATCAGTAACGGATTTTCCATTACCGCCGTTTAGGTCATCAAATATACTAAAGCCTGCCGCCATCCCAGTAATACTTGGATGCGGTGTTACAAGTTTTCGTGCCATGTTTCTCCTTTTTGGATTGCCCGTGTAAGCTCTTCGAGAGGTTTTACGCCTCTGACCCTTTCTGGTTGATCGCTTGCGTTTGCGTGAGGTGTCATAGGACTTCTTGCTGATGAGCTTGCCGTCTCTAAAATACATCCGGCGACCATTAGCACCTTTACGAGTATAGAGTCCCACGGGCATATACTCAGATATGAGTAGCACTATTAAAGCTAATGGGATACTGAAGCTAACAGCTACTCATTTTTGGAGGTATGAACAAATATAATATACTCCACTTTACGTTATATAATTGATGAGCTTGAAAGATAAGAGAATTTCATTAGGAGCAACGCCCAGGTTTAAACAGTTAGAACCTGGTGAGGTATGTGAGTTTGTAAACGCAACCATACCGGAAGAATTTGAATCAGAGTGGGATACAGGCTATGGTAAGAATAAGAACTCTAAGTGGTCTTTCTATTTTACCCTCCTTAAACATCCCCATTCCTCTTACTCTCTTCCAAAGAACGGTATGGAAGTAAAGTGGGAAACAGTAGCAGAAGTAATAAGAGTAGATGTATTAGCACTTCTTAAAACGGACGATGGTGAATACTGGACTGACCCAGAATATATCTGGACATTAAAGCGCAGAGATGATGGATCTTACGCACTGGATGGTTAAATGAAATATGACCCTGTAAGCAATCCAGGTGATGCTATTGAATCTTACTATGCAATATTAGACTGGGTTCAGAATAATTTATATCTATACTATGGTAAAGCAGGTAAGAGTTATGATACACCACTAGTTCATGCAAACCCTGAATTATACGAACATTTCGTTGTAGTATTCCAGGCATTAAAAAAACTGAGCAGTGACACATGAAGCGTGTTTGTAATATTTGCAAGCATAGTCTGGATCATCTTAAGACTGACAAGTGGCCTAATGGAGTAACGATCTGCTATGCCTGTCAAAAGATTTTAACTACAGTTGTAAATAGCGGAATTGTTTGGAAACCTTAGCTTAACGGCCGATTCCATTTTAAGAAAGAATGAGGACTAGAGGATGAGGTGGGGTAGGATAGGGTATAAAAGGCGAGTTTGGGGCGTAGAAAGGCGCTCCAGGGGCGTTATTTGGCGTTTCAGGGGCTAGTCAAAGCCGAACTTGCCGTGTACCAGTTTCGTCACTGTTGGTTTAGTCTGGTTCTTTGCTGCTTTAGAAATAACTGGGATCAGCTTACTGGCTGCGGCCTGCACAAACCAGGGCTGATCTTTTAATTCTTCGGTCATACTATGCAACAAAGACAACTGAGAGCCTTCCTCCGTCTTGCCCAATTCCTTGGCAGCATTCCCCATAGCACCATTCCAAAAATCTATTGCGCTCTTTCTCGCTTGAGGGATCATAAACTCCTCGAAGTCGACCAGGGTTTGCTCTCTGATTTGGTTCGTGATCACTCCAAGGCTAGCTAACAGAGTCTCGTCTGATTCTTCCGACATTAACCAGGACTCTATTTTTTTTTGAGTTCTCAAGGGGATCCAATAAGTATAAATTACTAAATATAATCCAAAGCTCAAGACCCAAACAAGAGCGAATAGTTCATCGCTCATATTACTAACTCTACCAGTTTACGTTTAACAAAACTTGTCGTTACCGTATATCCCTTACGTATCAAACAACTGAGAACCCAAGCAGGGGCTAGACCAGGGAAATAATAAGCAATGCCTAAATCCTTAACAGCTTGATCTATGCATTCCTTGATTACACTATCTGGAGGTTCAGGTTCCGTAGAAGGGGGCCATCCGTAATCTTCTGGATCAACATCGTACCCTTCTTCACTTTGTTGCATTAATAATAATTTAAGTTTTTCTAATTCAGCAGTTACAAATGGAGGAATATTCTCAAGGCTTTCCATAATCGCCACCATTGTGGCTATCGCTTCGTCTCCTTTATCATAGAGCGCTCCCAGGACAACCCCTTTTGGGAGTCCAATATCAACAGAGGGCACGACTTCAGCTATTGCGATCAATGAATTCAGTGTTTGGACTTTTTTATCAAACTTAGATAATATTACCCAGGCTATCGCAATCAAAAGAGGGCTTAAGGTCGGGATTAATATTTCAAGCCATTTAGACCATTCTATTTCTTTTAGAATATCTTCTGGTGTTGGTTGTTTAGCCAATTAGCCTAATTCCTTCAAGGATAGCTACTGCAGCCAGGAGAAAACGCATTAACAGTTGCTCCAGGTTATAGTCCTCGTACATTATCCAATCTTTTTACAAGTTAGCATCCCATAACAGGGAGTATTTCCCCCCACATCAGTAGTCCTTCCTTCTATCTTAACCTCACTGAATGCAGGGATCACAAAATTGAAAGGTTGTCCGATAACACTATCGCTATTGGTTGCTGCTCGGCCTGTCTGTTCATAGACCAAGGCACCATTCAAAGAGATCTGGAAACCGTAATATGAATTACTATCTATAGTATCACCCTCTATTCCGAAAACATAATCAGCAATTAACCCTACCGAAGGACTCGTGAATTCAAATTGCACAGCTGTGGCCGCAACATTTCCAATTTCAACCGTACCAGACCAACCAGCCCAGACATCACCACCCATAAATTCCAGGCTGCTGCCTGCCCCTGTAAAGGTATTAGCACCACCAATTGGTCCACCGCCAGTTATTGGCATGATGATCCTAAGGTGCGTACGTTATTGATACTGCTACGTCTACTGTTTCTGCTGTTGTGCAACTTACCGAGAAGTCTATCTGGTTACCTGGTATGATATCAAAGATACCTGCAGAGTTCTCGACTACAACGGGCATTCCGTTGTTTCCGTCAAGTGGTCCTGCTGCCTGGTTACTCCAGGAAGGTCCTGCCAATATCTGTTGTACACTAACACCATCTCCTGCAAATTTGAAGACGCTCACGCCGTCAGTTGCTGAAGTATGATCTGGTGAACAACTCATACTGATCCTTACGACTTTATTCATTCCTTCTGGGTTGGTTGTGCTTTGCGAACTTCCGAGCAAACCAGTGATTGCAGCAAATGTGCCTGCAGTCAATGAGCTAGCTGCGAGAGTATACGTACGAGTTTGT